ACTTGAACAGTACAAACACATCACACATCAAGCAACAATACTGGTGCAGGTCACAGAGCACTCCACGATCACCCCAGACACAAGACTGGGCGACGCCTTACATACGATCAACAGCAAGGCTGATTTATTGGCCCATGACATCATCTCGGAACTGCAGCAAGAGATTGACGCCGCCGCAAAGTACCTAAACGAGTCCAAGCCTGAACACAAGCCACTTTGGGCGGTTGTGCCGGTAGATGCTGATGATGATTGCTGGCGACGAAACAGAGGGGCTTTTAAGCAGTTGCGATATTACATGTTCACGAATAGACAGGACGCTGAAGATCATAAAAGTGACGGATTTAAGGCTGTGCCAGTGTGGGGGGAGTAAAAGTGCAACCCACCATGCGAGACTTGGGCCAATTCCTGCGACGGAAACGAGAAAAAGCAGGTCTCACGCAGTCGCAAGTTGCAGATGAATTAAAAGTACCACGCCCAGCGATCAGCTTGGTTGAAAATGGAGTGCGGCATGTGTCAACACTTGAATATGCCAAGCTTGCAAGGTTGTACGGGTTTGACATGAATGAGTTTTTCGGAAGGACTGGGAAATGAAAGAGCAGATTGAGCAACTGAAATCTGACAAAGCGGCACTTGAAGCGGCAAAAGAAGCCATGCAAAAGTTTGAGCAGAGAAGAGATCTCACATGGACTTCAAACGGCAGGATCTGGCTGGCGTTGTACGGCGACCAGTGGGCCAAGATTCAGCGGGTGGAAACTGCCCAATATCCATTTATTGTGTGCGTAGGCTGGGAAATGTCAGATGACGGTGAACTGGATCTTGATACAAGTCTCTGGTCTGCTGCTGCAAAGTTCAAAACACTGGAACAGGCTCAGGCATGGGCTGCGGAGAAATTGGGGGTGGAGAAATGAGCATTCAAATCACGCCCGCCCTGCTTGCAGATCTGCGACAAAAGGCAGAGGCATACGATTTAAAAGAGTGGGTTGTGGATGATCAGAACGTCATTGCGGGCGTTGGATACAACACAGAATTTATAGCGGAAACAATAGCTAAGCCTGACGCAGAATACATCGCCGCCGCATCACCCGCCGTGGTGCTGGCACTGGTGGCGGAGGTGGAGCGGTTGAACATTGCTATCGAAGAGATTCTATGCCAGTTCGACTATCAAAATAATCCCAAGTGGAGGGCAGGAATGAAAGAATCAATGATCGAGATGGCAAAGAAAAAACAAGACATGCGGCAATCGTCTGGCAACGAAACCGATTTCGTGAGCAAAAGTGAGGTAAAAGAATGACCGATCCAATCAATCCCTCTCATTATCAAAATCACCCGTCAGGCGTGGAATGCATCCAGATTACTGAACACATGAATTTTTGCCGTGGGAATGCTATTAAATACCTGTGGCGGGCTGGTGAAAAGGGCGATGCCATCGAGGATCTGCGGAAGGCGAGATGGTACGTTGATCGCGAGATTCAAAGGCTGGAATTTATCGCGAAAGACAAGTTCAGATCAGAAGAGATTTTGATCGGTGAAGGCTTGGAAGGGATTCAAAAAGATGCCTGAAACCTTCTTGTCAATCCTCGCCGCTGTGGCCTGTTTTACGCTGTCTGGCATGATGGCGGCATTAGTGGTGATGTATTTGCAAGCAATGAGACGAGGGAGATGATGTTTGACGATAATTTCAAGAGGTATGTGCCACAGGAAAAGATGCTGGAAGTGGCACGATGGTTTTATGAGTATGTAAGGATTGCCAACACGGCCATTTTTGTCATTACTTTTGATTGGCCTGAATACAGGGGATATTTGCTTACAGGGTATCGAATAAATATAAGTTTCAGGCCAGTTGAAGGACTGCCAGACAACATGAGCATTCCGCAATCAGGCAGCAACTTGGCAGTTCATTTGTCACAGCCTCAGATCGACGGGATTCACGTACTAAAAGACCCATCGGACGCATCAAAGATATTTGATATTAACCCTGTCGCTTTCACCGTTCTGTTGGCTAGAGCCGATGAAATGCGAAATCAACGAATTGCAGAACTTGAGGCACAACCTTGAAACTATCTTTTTTTGTCCCAGGCATCGCGTCACCATCCGGCTCAAAAAAAGCATTTGCCCATCCCAAAACGGGCAGAATCATTGTGATGGACACGGCCAAGCGGAAAACAAGCTGGCAGTCGATTGTGTCGCTACACGCTCAGCAGGCAATGACTGACGCCGGGGCCAAGCTGACGACCGAAGCGGTGGCAATGTCCATTGATTTCTACTTCCCCCGGCCCAAATGCCACTACGGTAGCGGCAGGAACGCAGCCAAGATCAAAGACACCGCCCCGAAATATCACACGCAGAAACCTGACCTGACCAAGCTGATACGCTGCACCGAAGACGCATTGACCGGTATTGTCTATAAGGACGATTGTCAGGTGACAGAACGATTCTGTCAGAAACATTGGTGCAATGTAAGCGAGGCACCAGGCGTCGAAATCACGCTGGAAGTTGTGCTATAATAGCACCATGCCAACAAAGAAGTTCGTCAACTTTCAATACCGACACCCCGATAAGCTCGTGACGCGGGTGGTGTCGGCTATTTGTAAAGATGATGGCAATTTCAGAATCTCAGAGATTTACGAAGAGGAAATAACACCGCTGAAGCGGTTCCACAAATGGGGTGAAATTAACGAGCCGGAAATCATTGATTTCCCAAACAAATAAAACTTTTTTTATTTGCGATTGCGGTAATTTTTTTTAGCGTTTAGTGTCAATATTTAATGGATTCGTTGTCAGAAGAATTATCTGAAGATCAAATTAACCAACGGGCTGAAGCGCAGGTCAGAGTGTACCTGGGCGGGCAGACGGTTGAACTGGTCGGCATGATGCCGCCTGACGGTTGGCAAGAGTCAAGCCAGAAATCACCGTGCGGGGTCTGCGACAGCGGCAGGAGCCTTGAGAAGATCAAGCCCGCTATCTGCCTTAAATGTCTCAGGGCCGACAAGAAATTTGATGCCGTGCTGCAAGCTGCTGCAAAGTGGGAGCAACGCCAGTATGCATTGCAAAAGGTCATCAGTGAGGCACGCATCAAGCGTAACGCAGAAATGCAGCGGCTGACCGGCAACAAGCGACGAAACAAGGGAGCACAGCCGGGCCGCGGTGCGATTGAATCGATGGTCAATCTACGGGGGCGGGTGGACTGGTAATCTATCCGCTAATACAACGGATAACGCAGTGGAAATAAGTTTGAAATATGGCAAACCCCAATCCGACACCAAGACTGGAAAATCTCCGGCCATGGAAGCCGGGCCAATCTGGTAATTCAGCCGGGCACAGTAAAGCCCGAAGAATGGCCGCCGAATTGCAGAAACACCTTGAAAGCACCGGGGATCTGCAAGAAATCATCGAGGCATTAGTCAGAGAAGCCAAGGGCGGCAGCTTTCAGCACATCAAAGAAGTGTTTGACCGGATTGATGGCAAGGTGCCGACCCCGATTGAGCAGGTAGATTCGCCGGTAGTTGATTGGTCAAATCTTGATAACGAAGGCGACACCACAGACCCAACTGATTCCGAGGGGGCTTAATCGCTTTCTCAATGTCGCAACGCCAAGCTTTCAATGGCACCCGCGACATCTGGCAAAGGCTCGGCTGTCACTGGATGCGGTCACTAAGTCCGAAATCAGCCGATTGATGTTTTTCATGCCGCCCAGGCATGGGAAAAGCGAACAGGCAACCATCCATTATCCAGCGTATCGGCTGCTGGTCGATCAGACGCAACGAATCATCGTCGGGGCCTATAACCATAGCCTCGCCTGCACATTCAGCCGACAAACACGGCGGCTCGTCAGTCGGTTCGGTTTTCAATTTGCCAACGATTCAAACAAACAGAATCAGTGGTCATCTATTCATGGCGGCGGGTTGTATGCGGTCGGCGTCGGGTCAGGTGTAACGGGCTACGGTGCCGATCTGGTCGTTATCGATGATCCAGTGAAGAGCCGCCAAGAGGCTGAATCACCGACCTACCGGGCAAGAGTTCTCGACTGGTATCAAAACGACCTTTACACCCGCCTTCACCCCGGCGCGGCTATCGTGCTGATTATGACCCGCTGGCACTCTCTCGACCTTGCAGGCCAGTTACTGGAAGAAGCAAATAACGGCGGTGAAAAGTGGGACGTGGTGAGCCTGCCAGCGATTGCCGAAGAAGGTGATACGCTCGGCAGACAGCCGGGGGCGGCACTCTGGCCAGACCGTTATGGCGTCCAAGATTTCGACAGAATCAAGAAGGCCATTGGCTCTTATGCTTTCTCTGCCCTTTATCAGCAGCGGCCCAGCCCACGAAGCGGTGGCTTTTTCCGTGCTGATTGGCTGCCTATTGCTAATGGTGGCGACTTTTCAGGGCTGGCTTGCCGTGCTTATGACACAGCCGCAACGCCCGGTGCGGGCGACTACACCTGCGGCGTCAGAATGCAGCGAACAGGCGATCGATACCGAATCACCCACGTTGTACGAGGTCAATGGTCTCCAGCCCAACGGCGAACCATCCAGCGACAGACAGCCGAGATAGACGGACTGCAAACCATCGTCCACTTGGCACAAGATCCCGGTGCCGCGGGGGTCGATCAAGTGGAGCAGGACAAAATCAATCTGGCAGGGTTCGCGACTGTTTCCGCTCGCCCAACAGGCTCAAAAGAAGTGCGGGCTATGCCGTTTGCGGCAGCTTGTGAGGCTGGCCTGGTGGAACTTGAGCGGGGCGACTGGAACAGGGCCTTTATTGACGAATTGTGCAGCTTCCCAACTGGTCAGCATGATGACCAGGTGGATGCGGCAGCCGACGCTTTTAACTACCTGAGCAGAAACGGCTCTTTTCAGTGGTTCTCTTAAACTAAATGGCTGAATACAACCTCCTCAACTGGTTCCGCTCGAAAGCACTTCGCACGGGCGTGACTGCTGACACCACCGAGATTGACGTGTCGGCATGGTCAGTCGATGTAATCAACGCCTTGAGCGATGATTACGCCAATCTTGCCAGACCGTATTGTGACAACCCTGTTATCAGGGCCGCTATTGAGGCCATGAGGCGGAACGTCTGCAAGGCCATATTGCAGGTCGGTTATTACGACGAAGAAGGCGGATTCGAGCCGGTTGACCATCCGTTAATCCAGATCTGGAAAGAACCCGCACCAGGTGAAACCGAAAGCACGCTGGTTGAGTTCATTTATCAGCAGTTGCTGGAAGATGGCAACGCCTATATTCCGGCCATCTCTGACAGAGACACCCAGACGGGCGGCACGATTCGCGAGCTTCAGCCAATCCCGTATAGTTGGCTTCAAGTGCCGAGATACGGGCAGGCCATCGGCGAAATCACCGAATACCCATTCGTCGGCTTTGATGGTGGCAGGGGCTTCCAGTTCACCACCCCACGCGAGCGAATGCTGCATTTCCGGGTCGGCAAGTCATCGACAACAGCCGCAAGGGGCCGTTCACCGCTTGAGGCAGTGCGAGCAGAACTGGCACTGATCAAGCTGACAGCGATCTACGAAACAACCATCTTGAGTCGTTCCGGCGTCCCGTCTTGGCTGGTCAGTCTGACCGGCACGGGTGCCCAGATGATGACCAGCGATAATATCGCAGTCTTACAATCCGACATCAAGCGGGCGGTGTCTGGTAAGGGCGTCGGCAGGCCATTGATCTTCAAAGGTGGCGAGCTTGACATCAAAACGCCGGGATTCAGCCCGAAAGATCTATCAGTTCAGGAAATGACCGAAATCGCGGTGGCCCGTGTCTGTGGTGTCTTGGGCTGGTCGCCAATGTCGCTGAAACAACCGGACACCGGCAAGACCTACAGCAACTTGATTGAAGCCAATCGGGCAAGCTGGCGGGATGCGATTATTCCGTTTTTGGAACTGCTTTCAATGCAGCTTACAAGGCTTGTGCGAACGCTTCCCACCGGCTATGACGGCGCGATCGCCCAGCCTGATAACATGCTGACCGTTCGATTTGACACCAGCCAGATCGAAGAACTGGCAGCAGACACAAAAGCCTTGTCAGACAGGGCGGTAGCCTTGTATCAATCCGGTTTACTGTCGCTGAACGAGGCTCGGCAGATCATGGGCTATGCTGAAATTGAGTCCGCCGAAGGCGGAGACACACCAGCCGAATCCGCTGAAGATGTTGCAGAAGGCGAGGCTGAATAATGCCTGCCGGTAATTGCAATCTGACAATCGAGCAAGGGGCCACCTGGTCGCAGTCCATCCAATATCAAACTGCCAACGGCACGAATATCAGCCTCTCCGGATATACAATCCGCATGCAGGCCCGGCCAGCGTATTCAGCCAATACGACACTTGACCTGTCAACCACCAACGGCAATATTACGATCACATCAGCCGCCAACGGCACTTTCACCTTGCAGCAGACAGCCGCCCAAACGGCTAACCTGACAGCGGGCAGTTATGTTTACGATCTTGAACTGGTCAAGCCCGATACTACAGTTGATCGGCTGCTTTACGGCACGCTTACTGTCACGCCGGAAGTCACCCGCTAATGGCTGATATTATTGTCAGACAAGCCAATGCCACCAGCCTGACGATTCAGGCATCAAGCAATCAGGTGCTTGTGCGGCAACAGCCGAATAATACGGTGGTCGTGCAGACGACCGGCAACAGCTACGTTCTGCCCGTCGCGACTAATAGCACGCTTGGCGGCATCATTGTTGGCGATAACCTGACCATCAACGCCAATGGGCTGCTGTCGGCTCAAGCGGGCGGTGTCAGCACGTTCAATAATCGTACGGGGAACGTGACGCTTACGGCGAATGATGTTTCGGCGGTCGGCAATTCGCTGTATTTTCCGCTGAATGCTAACATCGTTAGCGGCAACGCGACGATAGCAGGGCAGGTTTATCAGCTTGCAAGTGGCAATGGAACACTTAATAAACGGACAATCTATGGCATCAGTAAAACAAACAATCTTTCTACCACTGAATATCAATTTGCAATCGGCATGACTTACGGCTTTCCAGCCGCTGGCAGCGTCTTTTTATCTCGTGCGTTCGATACGACAGTAAGTAGGGGGCTAAGTCAATCTGAGATCGACCTAAGCCCTGTTTCTGCGCAGCTTATTTCTACGAACAAACATGCAAACGGAACGCTTGTAAGCCAAGCGATATTTGGAGCGGCGGCCAGCGGTTCAACTTTGTACTACGAAGATCAGACAACCTTCTCATTTATGGAGGTTGGTGTTACCGGCATCCTTTTCTTTGGCGTGACATTTGGCGTAAACAATTCGCCACCGGGGCCAAATGAGCTGATGACACGATCAACCTGCGACAATCGCTATGAGCCGATAACGAGGCGTAATTAATGCCATTTTCCGCATTAAAACACAAAGGTCTGATCTTTGACGCGACCAGCGACGCCAATTTCACCGGCAACGGCATTCACTGTTATGGCGGCCTTGAATACTTCGTTGCGTGCTTTCCCACTGGTGCAAACGGCACACTTGAGGCTTATGAAATCGGGCAGAAGGTCGGGCTTTACAGCAGTAACGACAACGGCACGCTCTATTCTGAATGCGTGCTGGATAAAGGCAGCCTGACAATCATTGCCAATAATGCCACTCTCTCAAATGTAACAGTCTGGGGCAGTGAATCGATACTGACGCAAGGCCGGGGCGATGGACGCTATGTAACGCCATCATGTTTAACCTATACAAACATTACCGGCACGCCACCGATTGCCACGAATACCACGCTGGGCACGATCAAAGTCGGCACCACGCTTGAGATTGCCAACGGTGTTTTGGACGTCACTGTCTTAACCATTGACGGCGGATCGGCAACAGCCAGCGGGCCGAATATTTACGATGGGGGCGGCGCATAATGGCAACGTCAAATGTCACGATTCAAGTCAGACGCGACACCGCCGCCGCATTCACCAGTGCCAATACCACATTGGCCACCGGCGAGATCGGCTTCGAGACCAATACCGGCAAATTTAAGATCGGCAACGGCCCGGCGTGGTCGGCATTGCCTTATGCCTCGCCCGACCTGACCACGGCCAATAGCACATTCAGCGGCTCGAACACATTCAGCGGCTCGGTCACTGTTTCCGGCACCCTGACCGCCACCGGGGGGATAACCGCCAATTCAACAATTGCCTGCAATGGCAACTTGGTCACAGCCCCGAAACTTCAGGCATACACCGAAACGGCTAACACGCCCGCCATTTCGGGTAATAACCTGACCTTGAATCTGGCAAATGGGAATGTATTCGGGCCGATCAGCCTAACGGCCAATATCTCCAATCTGACCATCTCTGGCACGCCTGCCAACGGTACGGCAGGCAGCTTCACGCTGCTTCTGAGAGGCAATGGAACGGCCTTCTCTGTGACATGGCCAGCGGCTGTCAAATGGGCGGCCAACAGCACGCCGACACTCACAACCACCGCCAATAAGACAGACGTGTTCAGCTTCCTGACAACTGACGGCGGAACGAACTGGTTTGCGTTCAAGGCGGGGCAGAATTTCTAACATGCCTGCTGCATTTCGCACACTGCTGAATCCTGCCTCAGGCGATACAGATCCCTATTTTTCGTCTGTATCGCTCCTGCTGCACATGGACGGCACAAACGGCAGTACAACATTTGTCGATAGCGGGCCGAATGCGTTGGCAGTGACGGCTGCGGGAAATGCTCAAATTACCACCAGCGGGCCGAAATGGGGGACGGGAGCGGCAGATTTTGATGGCAATGGCGACAGCCTGACAATTGCGGCCAACTCAGTTTTTGCGTTTGGAACCGGTAATTTTACTATCGAAGGCTGGTTCTACTCCCGTACGACAGGTTCTTCCCAACGTGGAATGGTTGATTTTCGCACGACAGCAAGCGGCACAAATGGAATTATGCTTCGGGAAGATGGAACAGCCGGTTTTCTTGTCGGGCTAAACAATGGAACCTTGCTATCAACGGCAACAGGGCGGATTGCAAACACTTGGCAACATGTTGCACTTGTAAGAAGCGGTACAACTATAACGCTTTATGTTGATGGCGTATCAAAAGCATCCGCCACATCGTCAGCAAACATGACAGACAACAGATTCAGACTCAGCGGGTTTGTTGATGTGCAAGATGCAACATTCACTTATAACGGCAAGATCGACGACGTTCGCATCACCAAAGGCATAGCTCGCTGGACATCCAACTTCACACCACCCACCGCCGCCTATCCTGACCTTTACAACCCTTACACGACACTGCCTGTATCTGGAGCGGCCTTATGGCTCAGTGCCCCGCAAACTTCATCGCTCTATACAGACGCAGGGGCTACAAATGTCATTAAAGACGGCGATGCCGTTTACCAGTGGAATGACTTGTCAGGAAACAGTCGGCACGCCACACAGACAACGCTTGCCAATCGGCCAACATGGTTGCCACCGGCAAAAGGCAGGAATGGGCTGGGGGCAGTGGCGTTCAATGGGAGTCAGTGGCTAAGCCTTGGTTATTCGATCACAGGCAACTTCACAATATTTGTCGTTTACAAAAATAATGACACCGTAAATGGCTCTGTAATTCTTGGGAAATCAACTGGTTCGCCAAACTATCTTTTTGCTGCAAGTAACAGCCGGATCGAAATGAATGGCGGCGGATCGCAGCACGCAAACGACCCACGAACCAATGGCACGCAATGGGATTATTCCACATTCAAATACGATGGCACAAATGCAACTGCCTATTCAACTGATTCAAGCGGAACTTCTACAAATGTTGGGTCAACGTCATTTACTCCAGATCGAATTGGTTTTTATTCATCATCTCAATTCTCAATGGATGGAAACATCGCCGAAATCATCATTTACCCTTCTGCCTTAAGCGATACAGACCGGCTAAGTGTTCGCAATTACCTTAAAACCAAATGGGGCTTCTAACACATGCCGCAATACTGCCTCGTCGTCAATGGTAATATCGGTGCCCCGGCAAACCTGCCCGTCACGTTTGGCAACGTGAGCAACTTCCATCTCTTGCCACCTTCAGAACTGGCCAGATATGGCTGGTATCCGATCAAGCCGGCCTTGAAACCGTCATACAACGAGCAAACGCATCGACTGATTGAAACGCTTACGCTGGTCGGCATGATGGTTAATCAATCATGGTCAATCGTACAGATGACACCGGCGGAGCAACTGGCATTCGCAACGGCACGCATGGAAGAAATCGGGGTGGCGATCACTCAATTCCTGAACGCCACATTTGCCCGCAATCGCTATGAGAACCACGTTTCGGCTCGTGCCGTAGCCAGTTCTGCTAACCCTGTTTGGGCGCAGGAAGGCCGGGAAGCCATCGCTTACTATGATCTTGTCTGGAATGCTCACACGAAACTTGCTTTAGACTTGCAGGCAGGCACCGCAACGCTGCCGACAGTCGCCCAATTTCTGGCACAGTTCCCGCCGCTTTGGGGCGGTATTCAGCCACCGCCAACAGGTAACGGCACTTCTAACGGCACATTCGGCGGATTAATTCTGTGAGCGATCAACCAAGCCAATCACCTCGCGAACTGGTCGAACAGCTGAAAGCTCAGGGCCTGACATTCGAGCAGATCGTGGCCGAACTCAAGAAACGTGGCATCAAGCTGGGGGGCCAGAAATGACAGACATCGTAGGGCAGATCAATAAGCAGCAGATCAGCAAAACGGTCAAGCGGGCCGCCCTTGCTGGCCTGCTGGCAATCTTGATTGTCGTTGAGGCCGATCTACCCGCCATTGTGGAAGCCTCGACCCCGGTGGGCGTGGTGCTGGCAATCGTCATTAGCCAAGCGATTTCATTTCTCAAGTCAGGCAAAGAAATAAAGGTCTAAGCTGATGCATGATGCAACTACAGACGATACCGGGCCGGGAATGTCACTTCTGCAATCGGCTCTTTATGGTGTAGGTTCCGTGTGGGGGGCTGCTTATGTTGTCAATCACCCACAAGAGGAATCTATCATGCACCTGTTTGTCAGACTCATACCAAACATCCTGATCGGCATTGCTGCCGTCATTCAGGCCGTTATTGCCTACCGCAAGATGCAACAGGCCGAAAAAGCCAAGTAACTCGGTTCGATCCTCAGTCCCGGAAAGGTCAGGTGATCCTTTGTTTGGTGAAATAGTGGTCATGTACGGTCTGCAATGTCAAACGGGCGACTGCCCAAAAAACGTCCAATTTTCGCCCGTGGTGGCGTCGCCGGTGGTGATAGGTGAAATCTATCGACCGAACCCACTGCAACGCATCCTGCGCAAACGTGGGCCGGTTTATGCCGTTCCTGTTCTGATTCTTCCAGCCGAAACCAAGAAAGATGAGGCGAAATAATGCCACTTGATCCAGAGATCCAGACCCAGCTTGATACGCTGGTGGCGGAAGTGAAAAGCAAATTCACTGCTGAAAACCAAGCGGCCCTCGATGCTGCTAAGATTGAAGCCGACGCTGCCATTGCGACTGTCAAGGCGGAAGCCGATGCCGCGATTGCGGCAGCCAAAAAGGAGGGACAGAGCGAACTTTTGCTCACCTTAAAAAGTGCCTTCGGACTGCCTCAGTAAAGCCATTTTGTCGCTTGCCGCGTGCCTATCTTTGTACTTTGGGAGTCAGAAGATCGGCACACTTGGCGAAGCCACGCAAACGACACCAGAGCCAATCAAACCGGCTTGGTTAACGCTGGTCTATGGCTCACGCTCCATTGACTGGATTGGCGACGAAAAGATTATGGCCGCAGCTACCAGCCGAGGCCAGCGAATCAGCTTTATCAATGCCGACGATGCGGCCCTTGAAAAGCTGCATCTGAGGCCGATGGTCGATGCGGTCGGCACGCCTTGTCTGATCTTTCAGGGGGCCGATGGCTTGATTCAGCGGTTGGCAAAAGTGACCACGATTGACGATGTTGTCAGGCAGATTGAATCGATTAAGAATTAGTTGGCAACTGTAAACGGAAAAACAATCGACCTGACACCCACTGAAGGGATGCGGGCCGAGGCTGACCGATACCGAAAATGGAAGGCCGACGGTCGCCGTGGTGGAACCGACACCGCACGGCGACGGGCCTCCCAGATTCTGTCAGCAGGCGAACTGTCGCCAGATGTGGTTATCACCATGTCGGCATGGTTCGCACGTCATGAGGTCGATAAAAAAGCCACCGGCTTTCGACCTGGTGAAGCGGGCTATCCAAGCCCCGGCAGAGTGGCATGGGCCGCATGGGGCGGCGACGCCGGCAAAACATGGGCAGACGCCAAAGCCAAAACAATTAAGCGTGCCCGTGGTGAGGCTGTCAAGGCACGCCAGACACCAAAACAACTGCTGGACGCGATGCCGGACGGTGAACCGCTTTACCGTGCGGCCCGGTCGATTCTGCTGGCAATCGGCAAACAGCAGATTGAAACATGGCGGCGGTTTATTGAGCCACCAAAGGCCAAAGAGTTCAACCCGCTCGACCCGTTCGCTGGCAGTATCGAAATGGGCAACCGATTTATCCCGACGATTACCAGTTACATCGACGAATCAGGCCGGGCGGCACTGGTCGAGCTTGACCAGCAGGACGCGGATGATTGGCTGGTGAAAGCTCCGCATGTCATTGATGCGGCACGAACGGCTACGCTGGATTTGTGCCAAGAGACGATTAACACATTTATTTTTGATTTAAATACGACACTTGACGGAATCCGTGAGGACATTGCCGAATCGATCAGAACCGGCGAAACGCTTGGCGATACGGTTGACCGGGTATCTCGCTGGGTGGATGAAAACTCTCGCTGGCGTGCCCGTCGCATCGCTGTCACTGAATCAGCACGAGCCTACAATCAAGGCCGATTTGAAGCCACTAAGGGCCTGGATTTTGTGGCCGGTTATGAGTTGGTTCTATCGTCTGACGCCTGCCCACTCTGTCATGCGATTAAACGCCAATGCCCCGTGATTCCCAAAGATGGCACATTCGGCCAAAACGGCAAAAACGAAACGTATAAGAATCTGAAGTTTCCGCCATTTCATCCCGGCTGCCGCTGTACAACCGTTGTCGTATTTGATGATGAGGTGCCGAAGGAATGGCCACGACCTGTCAAGCCTGCTGATAACGGCTACATCCTGCCAAGTGATACCGACTTTGCCAACGCCATTGAAGGCGGTTATGAGTCAGTCGCCATCGGCAACGCTAAATCAATCAACGCCTTTATTTTGACTGAATAAAAGGGCCTGACAAATGGAAAAACTCGTGAAGGCAGTCGAAACGACTGTCAATGGCGGCGGTGCAGGCTCGTTCAAGGGCTATGCCGCCCGCTTTCTCAACATTGACCGGCAGGGCGACATCATTCTGCCCGGTGCCTTCTCAGGTGCTATCCAAACATTTATGGACGATGGCGGCATGGTGCTTGCCGACCATGAAAACAAGACATCCGCTGTGATCGGCACATTGATTGACGCTCACGAAGATCGAAGCGGCCTGATGGTCGATGTCGCCTTGTCTGCCACAAAATCCGGTCAGGAAGTCAGACAATTACTGAAAGAAAAGGCATTGCGGAAAATGTCGATTAGTTTTTACGCCAAACGTCCGACACGCATCCCAGATTCAGCCATTCGCGAGATCTGGCAAAAGTACAACTTCATCCCAAGCGACGCCCAGAAGCAGCTCGCCAAGTCAGGTGCGAACCTGATCAGTGAGGTGGCCGAAGTCTTGGAAGTTTCGATCGTGCCGATTCCGGCCAACCCCGGCGCGGAAGTGATTGCAGTCAAGTCTCACGACGACTGTGATACACCGGCATTACCATCCACTGGCTTCGTGCAAGTGGCCGGTCAGTTGCTCGATTTCACCGCTTTAGTCAAGCGATGCGAGCTTGCTGATCGTGTCATTTCTGATTTTCAATCGCCAAACCGGCGACATAAGTAAGGAGGCCTTAAATGGCTTTAACGGAAACGCGCACGGCTTCGGCGATTGCTGAAGACCGTCTTCGCTTGGCTGCGCAGGTTCAGGGCCTGCGTGATGAACTGGTTTCAGCCCCTGACGAAGTTCGGGCAGAGAAGTCTGCCGACTTGTCGAGCCTGATGGACCAGCTTGAACGCTGCGATAGTGAATATCAGTTGGCCGCATCGCTTGAGCGTGCGAACCAGATGATTGAAAAGATGGCACGTCAACCGAATCGGCCCGAACCGACCGTTTACGGGTCAAACGTCCAGTATCAACCGGCCCGCGTCTCATACGATGGCCGCGTGCTGGATAATGGCGGGCTTGCCGATCCGTCTGACAAGTCGGCTCTTGCATCGCCTGAATATCATCAGGCATTCAAGGCTTTGATTCAGGCCCGCGGACGCATTGAACTGGTCAAGAGTTCAAGCCTGCGGAACATGCTTGAGGTGTACGGCAAGGGCGGCGACTTCGGCCTGCCTTCCAACGAGTTTTATATGCCTTTCTCAAAGGATATGACACTTGGCACCACCACCAACGGCACAAACACCGTTACGCCTGATTTCCGCTTTGATGTGGTTGTCGGCAGAACGGTTGCCCCTGTAATGACACGCATCTGTCGCGTCATTAACACAAATGTCAATCAGGTGACGTTCCCTCGTGATTCAAACACGAACAATATCACCACGGCGCCACAGTATGGCACGACTTTTCGGCCATTCATGGGTGAAACAGTCAATACCACGCTTTCAAAGATCGATACCGGCCCGTTCACTCAGTTGACCATCCCGGTAAATACCGGCACGATGTTTACTGACGTTTCGGCTGATTTCTTTGCCGATGTGGCCGGGATTTCCAACTACATCCAGACGGAAGCCTCAAAGGCTTTCGCTGCTGTGGTTGATAATCAGGTCATTAACGGCGTGACCGCATCGACCGAAGCGGAAGGCGTGATTTCAAACAGTTCAGTCGGCATCACCAAGACTGGCAGCAATAACACGCTTGTCGCGTCTAAGGTGATCGACGGGTTCTACGCTTTGGCCGATCAGTACGCAACAAATCTTTCATGGGTCATGCGTCGTGCGACTCATGGCAAGCTGGTTGCGTTGAATGACAGCACCAACAGAAGCCTTTTCTTAGGTTCTGCCGATTCTGGCTATGTGCAAGGTATTACGCCTTCCATCATGGGCCAGCCGGTTTACTTTAATGGCTTCGTGCCTGCCTCTGGTGCATCGACACCGAAGTCGATTGTCTTAGGTGACTTTAACGAATACATCCTACTTCTGCGGCAGGGCTTCACCGTCGCGATTGATGAGGTGTCATTGGCCTATGCCAACCGTGTGCGTATTGCGGTGAAATACCGCTTCGGCGGTGCTGTGAGAGATCCGCGAGCCTTCCAGATTATTCAGGAACTCGTGTAAGTTTTGAGGGCGTGCCCCTCGCCGTTCCCGGTTGTCAGATGCTTCGGCAGCCGGGGGCGGTTTTTAACTTACTTTACTTATCACACTGAAATAAGACTACTGTACTATGCCTGCATACATCACACAGAATGAAGCGGCCCTGTTTGCTGAAACGCTTGGCAGTGTGTCCGCCATGCGTGCCACTGTTTTACTCACTGCCGCATCGACCATGCTTGACCAGTTCACAGGGCGGACTTTTACAGGTGCCGAATTGACTGATAGCGTCAAGGCAGGTATTGCGATGTGTGCCGAATGGATGGCCACATCAAACCCGGCAGGCGGCACGATTATCAAAGAGAAAATTGGCGACTACGACGTCAGTTATGCGACGCCAGAAGCGGGCAGCATCCCGGTTGCAATTCAGATGTTATGGGCACCGTATAAGATTGTGGCGGTAGGATGATTAAAGCATCTTACACGCTGAATTGGTCGGGCGGTGAATATTCTGTCAGGCTGCATCGTGAACTTGTCAGGGCTGTGGGCAAATCTGCCCTGCTGGTCGAGCGATCTGCAAAAAAGATGCTTGCCAATAGCGGCAAGAGCATGACCGCAAAATCAGGTATTAATCAGATCGGTTCGCGGACTGGATCAAAGGCCGCCATGAATCGATTCAAGGCAGGCACTCGCGACATATTCAACCTTAAAGAAGTATCGAACAAAAAAGGTAATAAGACGCTGGTTTTTGGCGGAACAATGATGTCAAGCAAGGTCGGCAGGCTTGACCGCGTTTATTGGTACGCAAACCCGCTATTCCGCTGGGTGCAATCCTCGCAACCAGGCACGCCGCCAAACAAGCAGACTGGCAGACTGCAATCGTCCGTTACGTCACAATTTTTAGAGGGTGGATTAAAAGCTAAGGTCGGCCCGGCTCAAAATCTGATTTATGCCCGCATTCAAGAGCTTGGCGGCAAAGCAATGATACGGCTTCCTGCCCGCCCATACATGCGGCCAGCATTTGAGCAGAATCAGCAGGCCATTCTATTTCAATTCGCTCTTGCCGTTCAGAAGGCCGCGAAATGACGTTCCCGCATTCTATTGAACTTCTGCCCAAATCGGCAGTGACCAGCAACATTGCAGGCTTTGGCTATAGCTACCCGACCACGGGGAGCAGCTATCGGGCATATGTACAACATCGGTCAGAGTCATTACAGGTCATTAATAACACGGGCGGCGTATCAACTGGCGTGGTCGTCTATGCTGATCCAGCCTGCCCGGCTGTGACATATGACCGATTCAATTTTAATGGCAACCAGTTTGAAATCACGGGCGTGATGCCACAATACACGCCTCGCGGCAATCATCACCTCAGAATAATGGCCGTGGAGCTTTCACAGAAATAATGCAATTATCAAACCGCATTACTGCCATTAAAACCGCATGGGCGGCAGCCATCCCCACCGTGCCGCTGTATTATCAACTGGCACCTGAAAACACTGTTGCACCGTTTGCCGTGCTGCGGATCGGCCCGGTCACTCCCGGCGAGCAGGATATAACCAATAAAGATTGGGAAGCCACCGCAACGATTGTGGCTTACGAAACAACGGACACCGCCATTTTGTCGCTGAATGATTCGATTGTGAATCTATTTGAACGTGGCAATATCAGCGGCTTTTACAGTTCAACCGTGCAATCGGCTGAAGTTGAGTTTAATTACGGCGATCAGATGGCCGTCTGGTCGGCTTCTATTTCCGTTTCGCTTCTCTGGACTATCTAACAACTGAAAGGGGCTAACCATGCCAAAGATCGCATTCTATAACACGACGCTTTCATTTGCCGGGTCAAATATTGCCGTGTCGTCGGTGTCGCTTACCGACTCGGCAGAACTGGCGGATGTATCTGACACCGGCTCTGAATACGTTCAGCGTATCCGTGCCTTGCGTGATCGTCAGGCCACCGCAACGGTATATGCCACGGGCAACGCACCGCTCACCATCGGGGCAACTGGCAACCTCACCTGGTCGAGCAGCGGCGCACCAACATTTCCCGCCATCGTTGAATCCGTTCAATATGGCAATGCCGACATTAAAGGCGCGATTCCGATCACGATCACATTTCGCGGCAACGGGTCTTAATTTCATTTCATGAGGGGCAATTCATGAGCAAATTAACGGCACCGATTGAAACGGTTGAAATTGCAGGCCAGACGCTCCGCTTTGGTCGATTGACGCTAGGGGCAGCGGTTGAGCTTGAAGACTACTTACAGACGCTGCCAACGCCATTTGAGGCACTGGAAAACAGTAAGTCGCTTCAGCATATCGATGCTGAAATGCGTGAACGGCTGATTCAGGAGAAGTTGCAGCAGCTTCATTTTTGGCCGCCTGATGCGTTAAACGCTCTGGCAAGCTCGCAATTTCTGACCAGTGCGAAATTCGGCATGGCGTTTCTGGTCGCCATGATTACCGCTTACAACAGCCACATATCATCGACTGAAGCCCGTGAAATCGCTGCCAAAGCCAATCACGGCGATTTTATGAATGTTCACCGGATTGCGTTAGGGCTGAACGACCCAAAAGCACCAGCCGCAGGCGACCCGCTGCCGATGCCGGGGGTAGCGACCGGATCACCTGGGGACGCATCATCGCTTGGCTGATGGCTGAACTGCACACCGGCTACCAGCAGGCCGTTTCAATGCCTGTGATCACGGCATTTGATTTGATGTCACATCACGCTAAAAACAACGAAATGCCAGACCGAACATGAGTACAGTTGTCGGCAATCTCTCTGTTGAGCTGGGTATTTCCGACGATCAGCTACGCGCTGGTCTTGCGTCGGCAATGGTGCAAGCTCAAAAAGCTGGTCAGCAAATCAGCAATAGTGTTAATCAGGCGGGGGCAAAATCTGGGGGTAATCCGCAGGGCCTTCTGAATCTGTCGCGAGCCGTTGACGACTTGCAATATGGTTTCCGTGGCGTGATTAATAACATTGAAGGCATCGTTACCGGCTTTGGCGGTTCCGCAGGCTTGGCAGGTGCTGCAACGCTGGCAGGTATTG